AACTCAACAGCAGCAGCTTCAGGATCAGCAGCAGCGAGTTGATAAAAGAACGGAATAACAACTTCGGCATCGTCGAATGTGAAAGCTGCCACGGTTGTTGGAGTTCCGCCATCAAGTTTGTAAGTAACTACACCAGTTGCTGAGACACGAACTTCAAGTTCATGAATTTCAGTATCTTCCCAGTCATTGGTGGTGTCCGTTGTTGTAGTGTCTCCGGCGTTGAGAATTGTCTCAATTGTAACATTTCCAGAGATAACATTTAAGCAAGCCATATCAGCATAGTCGTCAATGTTAGCCTGGTAATCTTCAAGTTTCCTGAAACCAAAAGCACAGTCATCGGTACCGGTTACATCATCGATATAGAATTTCATCTTAGCATAGAAGGCAGCATCAGTACCAACTGTGAATACACCTTTATTGTAAGAGAGAATTCCAAGAGTGTATTCAGTTCCATCATTCTCAGATTCATCCTGGACAATATTTAAGCCATATGTACCGAGTGTTGGTCCAAGAATTGACTGCGTTCCAAGTACATGATATTCCCAGGTATTTAGGTCAAGGCGACAAATGTTCTCATCTCCGGCTGTTCCAGTTGCGGCACCAGCTCCAGCTTTAGCAACACAGACTGGTTGTGAATCAAAAAACTCTTGGACAAGTTTACCTTCTTTTAACTTAAGATCACCATCGATCTCAGCACCACCAGGGATAACTGTTCGACAATCATTACTTAAAGTTTGAAAAAATCTTCCTTCACCATTTGCTCCCATAATACTTCCTCCTTATTCGTCAATTGCAAGCATTGCATCGAGATCACTTTGCAGTGCAGTTTTTTTCGGAGCCTTCTTTCGGGCTCCTTTTGATTTTGGAAATGCCGGAGACTTGCTCTTCTCAGCCTTGCTTCCTTGCTTTCCAGAGTTATTTTCCTTTAAACCAAATGCTTTATATGAGCGTTTTGCTGCTTCATCAAGGACTTGGTTTAAAGTTGCATTCTTGTTTTCTTTTGCCAGTTGACTTGCTACTTGGCCAACATAAGCTTTTACATTTTCAAGTGCTGGATGACGGGAATAAAAGTCTTTCTGTACTGAGGCAACTTTTTGCTGCCTGGAAAGAGATTCATCAACTACTTTAGGTGTCATCTCTTGAGCTTTTTTCAAGGTATTAGATACAATTGATTCAGTGTATTGCTTAAAGAAAGTTTTAAAAGCACCTTTTTCATCCTTGTCCCAATTAAGAGTCTCTGCCATATTGTCAAGCATATCTGAGTCAAAAGGATCAATTGAGGTAGGTTCCTCTGGCTCTTCTTGAGGATCTTCTTTCTTAGTTAAATTTTCCATCAAAGCCATGAGCTTTTTATTCTGCTCTTGAAGCGTTTGAATTGTTGTTTGATCAGAAGAAAGTTCAGATGATTCTGACTCTTCAGACTCTTCTTCTTCGGTTTCTTCAGGTTCCTTAGAATCTTCTTCAGCTTCTTTCGATTCTTCTTCTTCACTCTCAACAGGTTCCTCTTCAATTTCTTTTTCTCCTCCTCCAGCAGGTTCAGTCTCTGGAGCCTCTCCGGGATCTATAAACATAGCAAATTCATCAGGTTCTGCTGAGTTAATTCCTTGTAACTTCCTTTTCCATCTAAGCATTTTCTTCTTCCTTTCCAGTATCTAAATCATTAATTTTATTTTCAAGCATATCGGGAAAGAGTTCCTTCATCTGTAAGATATTTAACTTTCCTCCTCTGTACATGTCATAAGCTCGACCAGTTGCTTGGAGATCAAAATCATCAAGAAGTGTTGTTAACATTTCCAGACGAATATCAAGTTCGTTAATAAAGTCTTGATAGAGAGAGCTTGAGATGAATTGTTTGATTTCTGAAGGAGAACTCATAACTTCAAGATCATCTATTTCTGGAGTTGTTACTTTTTTAAAATCCATTATTATCCTCTAAGATTCATAGGTTGAATATTACCTGCTTGTGCTTGTTGTTGAACTTGTTCAGGTGACATTGTCTGTGCTTGTATTCCACCACCTCGACGGACAAATTCGTTGACATTCTTAGCTCCAGCTTCACGAGCGATATGTTTGAAGATTTTAACTATGTCAAATTGCTGAGCCAGTTGAGGTTCTTTTGACAATGTCTCAAACATTTTCATCCAGATTCCCGAAGAATTACCTCCAGGAATAGAACCATCTCGGACGATTACATCATACATTACGTCGAGATCACGAGGAGAAACTTTCATTCGACCACGAGATATACTATTGGAATATTCTTCCAGAAGCGTAGGACCCCAATCTCCAGCAACTTTAATGTACATATCATCAGTCATCATTTGTTGGGTATGCTCAGCGAAGAATTCTCCGATATCCTGCATGGCCTGTAAGCCAATGACCTTAGCAATTCGTTCAAGACGACTAACAGCTCCAGAAGCGGTTCCTTGGAACTCTGCCTTAGTTAATCGTTCAGGTCCACCAGAGCGAAGAGATCCCATCGCAGCATCATCTGTACCACCAATCTTTTGCATCCATTGGACGATCCAAGACGAGTCAGCGACGTTAGCTCTTGTGATGTCATTGACACCGAGTTGCTGAATATAGTTACTAATTCCACCTTTACCCCATAGAGGACGTCTCATGCGAATTAATCCACCAGGTTTTGGGTCTTTTAGATCATTAGTGTTGATAGCATATGGATCGTAGATGATCATATCGTTGATTGCTTTTCGTACATTAGCGATATGGGAATTGAAAAGCCAATCAAGAATACCTTGGAGGCCAGAGAGTATTTCAAGTCGCCCAAGTGGAGCAGACGAATAACCATCAAAGTCAGGAACAGCTACTGTGACAGGGAACTTGTCATGCTTGAAATCTGCCGGACGAGCGGTTATAATTACTGAGTCAGAAGCAAGCCGAAAGAACCATTTCTCCGGAGTATCAGAGTCTCCCAGATTCCATTCAGAAGGGATAAGTTTGATATACATAGCGATTTCAGTTATAGGTTTCATGAAATCATTCTCGGTTTTTCCTGAGCCAGTTCGGAGATTTCGTGCTGAGTTATCGGTATTGTAAATACTCGTGCCTTTGAATTGGAGATCACTGAGATATTTTACATTGAAGACATCGTAACCACTGGTTTCTTCAGAGAGAAGGTCCATATAGTTTGTATCACTACTCCAACCGACGAATTCACCATCTTGGATTTTATCTGCTGCAACGTTAGGATCAGGCAGGTATCGGTATGGATCAATGTTAATCAAAGCATTACCCTCAAAGTTTCCACGAGAATGAACCTTCCAAATCGGAGCTACTACGCCGATGCCATAGGCAAAGGAATCTCGGAACATGGTATGGAGGTTTAGCATGACTTTGAATTTGTTACAATGAAGCTGAACGATCTGTTCCATGAGAATAGAACCCATAACATCTTCAGGAGAATAACCTTCATAACGAAAGATTGGATCACGGAAGAATGCTGATATCATATATGAGAGGAGAGTCTCTTGAATTGCATATGTGTAGGGGAAGACTATAGAAACAGGTTTACGAAAATCTCCAGAGAGAACTTTCCTTTCGCTCTCATCTACGTATTTATATGCTGTGAGATATTGATCCATTTCGTTCCATGAGTCATAGCGAGCTGACATGATATTAGCAGATTCTCGAGCACGAATTAGTATCTCGTTCTTAAGTTTCTCATGAAGTTCTGATCCAGGTTTGAGATCGATGTTCTCCGGGTAGTCATAAGAGAAGTTCTTCTGCCTGAGAGCTTGTGTTATCTCCGGAGCAGTATTTCCATATACTATGCTTGGCATATTAGTTCCTTTAAATTAAACAATTTTCCAATCTTCAGCAAGAATATCGGTCTGGGATGCCAACCAGCCAACGACAATAGACTCATCAGCAGCTTTCATGTCAATATGTGAACATATACATCTGTGTCCCCCATCCATTACTCCACAATGCTGTGCGGTCTCCCCACGTAGAGCTTTGGACGGAATCTTTGTCCCTTTTACTATATAAACGAACATCCCCTTACCATTCCATCCTTTCCGAGCTACCTTGTGTCCCATCTTCATGGCTTCAATGGCAAGACCAAAAGTCATGGCATCACAAGGGCGGTATGATGCGGAGAAAACATCTTCTGGTGACCAGGATATATAATCGCAGCCACCCGCAAGATCCCCGGCGAAATCTCCCTTTGCATCAGAATAACCAACTGTATAACCTATACGATCAGCACCTTTTTTATCTTTAGGCCATTCCCAACCTTGTTTTTTATAATGATCTCCCCATGTAATTGGTTTAGACTTTGCTTTGATAATCTTTACTCCAATAAACTTTTCCATTTTTATTTATCCTTTAAATTAATCTCCATTCGTCTTCAAGAATACTTTCATCATCAATTTCATCGAACTCGTCTGGTAGCATTTCGTCTTCGTTAGGATCAAAGAATATTGAATGCTCGTCCATGATCTTATTAACATAAGCCAGTGCATCCATGATATCTTTAAGTTTGGACTTTGGATGCATTTCAAGTTGAGATTCAAGTGGTTGACAGTTTGAACGATTATGATACATGTAACCAAGGCGATAATTACGGGCAAGTGTTGCAATCCGAATATCCTTATTTCCCTTAGCATTAAGTTCGAGATATTGTGGGTAAATACCTCTGGTTCGCATCTCGTTTTGAATCGGTTGAGATACGAATTCATGGAGACCAGTTACTTCTACTGCGAGTATCATTGCATTATGCATGAGGACTGCTGAAAAAATTGCTTCATATAACTCATCAGGACGAACACGAGCTGAAAAGATATCACGAACGAATATACGTCCTTCGCTACGATCAACAGAGACTGTCACTACTGCGGATTCGGCTGACTGAAGTTTAACTGTTCGAGCTGGATCGACTATAACCATCGTGACAAGGTCCTTAGTCCAGATTGGTTGTTGATCTTTGGCATCCTGTTGATCTTTGTTCAGCCTTGAACTCTGATTAGAGGATTCTTCAATACTTAAATGATCTCCATGTTCTTCAAAGTATCGGAAATATTCTGGTTTAAATATTGCGTCTTCTTTAGAAATTGGTATATTTCTATACTCCATATAAAAAAGATCTGTTTTACCTTTTTCTCTATGTTCTTCATACTCTTGTTTTATTTCTTTTGTTGTGAGATAATTTGGATCAAATGAGTTAAAGTTATCGTCACAGATTGAAAGGACACCTGTTGGTGTATCAACTTTAGTCCAATCCGATGAGTCAATGAGATTTTGCAATAATGCATCTTCGTGTTTAACTGTGTCGATGTAGATGAACTCTGCAGGCTCACCGAACTTTGACTCTGTTTTCATAAGATCAGAAAAGAACCAATTTGAAAGCTTCTCTCTTTGCTCATCGGATTGGACAAGTTCTGTTGATTCAAGATCATCAATGATAATAAGTCCTGGTCGATGGCCCATCCAGTTAAGTCCACGAACCTGCTGACCTGCTCCACGAGGAAGAACAAAAACATCTCCATAAGCTACCCAGGATTGTTTACTGAAGGAATCTTTCCAACCATCCTTGGAGAATTTAATATCTCCGAATAATGTGCGAATTAAATCATTCTGCTGAATCATTCGTTTGATTGACTCTGTTTGCATTTCGGCAGAAGAAGCTGAGTTTGAAAGATAGATGATAAAATTAACTTCACGAAAGAGAATTGCTTTAATCGCTCGAAGCTTTGCAATCGTTGTTTTACCAAGACCACGTGGAGCTGCAATAGCTTTCTTTTTACCTGGCGAGTCAATGACCTCAAAGATCTTCTGGTGAAGCATAGAGAAATCGCTCTTGACCTCTTCAGGAAAGAGAGTCTTATCGAAGATCATAGAAGAAGACATACATTGGATTAGAAGGTCTTCTACTTCTGGATCATGTTTATCGAAAGTAACCATGTGATTTTCCTACGCTATTACCACAAATTTCCGAGATGGCGTGTAAGTTATCGTTCCGCCCATACCATCATCAACTTCAACTGGTGTCTGGTCATATACCCTGTCATAGATTGCCTGTTTTTCTGGATCTGCAAATACTTCATCGTATGTTCCCAGGATCGTAATAGTCTCAAGTGATTCAATATCAAGATAATCTTGGGGATTAACCCGGCAAAGACAGAGTGTTTCATTTCCATTTCGTTTTGTACCAGGTGCTTTTCCAATCAGAAAACTTGGATTCTCAGGGTCATCGATATTAATTCGATCTGGGAATTTTTCTTGGAGCTCTGCTACGAGTGCTGCTGTGTCTGTGCAATGTGTGATTATATCCATTACGACTTTCCTTTACGCTTTATTAATTCTTCGTTTAAATCTAACATAAGCTCAATTAAGTTAGCCTCTGGAATTCCAGCTAAACCAGAGTCGGCCCATTCAGTTAAGGCTTCACCGTATTCCATTTTTATATCAGTCCAGCCTTCAGGATACCGTTCTAATGAGTTCTTTAGGGGTAAATCACATAGCATTGTAATATCACTTATCATAATAACCTCATTTCTTGTTCTGTTAGAGTTCTGTCAAAGATGCGTAGGTTTTTAAGTTTTATGTATGCAGATGCGTATCCTATTGTCATTATTGTATCCGCTGCATCTGTGGCTGTTGCTGTAGTATCCTCTGCTACAAGAACACCGTTATGATACATTCTAAGGGTAGTTGTGGCAAAATTATAAGTTATCCCATATCTAAAAGTAGTAGGAGAAAGAACTTTTTGCGTTTCAGACCCATTAGCCATATGCGTTTTGGTTATATTATCTTCCGCAGTTTCATTGATTAACATTTTTAAATCATTTGAATTAAAAGCTCTGCAATAACCAGTATTCGTCCCAATAACATTAATATCAAACACAACAGTCTTATCCTTAAGACTCCCTGGAAAATTCTCAGCATAAGGAAACTCAACTGTTGCACCGAGTCTTGCTACTGGGGAATCAAGCGTGGGAATATATGGCGTTGCGAAGGGAAGGGCTTCGAGCTGAGCTCCCCAAACATAAACTGTGACTTGTTGGTTTATTGTTCCTGCTACAGATTGACGCAAACCAAAAAGAAAAGACGTAGTTTCCTCAGTACCTCCAAATTCCATTGCCGAGTGATATACCCATTCATTTGTAATCGTTAATATACTCCAAGTAACACTGCTTGCATGTCTGATTAAAATTTCATCACCACCAGTACCTTTTAGCCACAATCCACCCGTATATGATTCATCTGTTGTAATAGTAACGGTTTGGGCCAACATGGATCTGTCAGTAGATGTAATATCGGCCCCAGTATCAAAAACTACTTTATCCGCTGTTGTTGTTCCGTCAGGTGCAATGGCGTCATTAACTGTTATGACTGGATCAAGACCAGTACCAAGGGATGATTTTACCCATTCGGCATTACTAAAGTCCTGAGAATACAACAACAAATTAGTACTCGCAGGAGGCAAATCAATCCCATCAACATCATACCCCTCTTCACCACTCGCAAGATCAACCACAACCCCGTATCGATCAATGTGTGTGGCTGCACTAACTCTGTTGAATGTTACACTGCCAACGCCGATAAGCATATCAAGCGAATTAGCAAATGGGATAT